TCGGCGTCGGTCATGGTCGCTCCATGCTTGGGTTAGACTGCGCGCGGATGTCGGGATTCGCCCAGCACCAGCATTCGCGGGTGTCGTTTTGAAAGCAGACCCAGAGCAGATGATGCTCTGGGCCGTAGTCGATCCATGCGACGCACAGGGCCTTGCCCTTGGGCGTCTCCACCGGCAACGCCGGGTTTAATTGGTAAATCACGGTTGCAGTTCCGTTAGCTGCGCGGGCGCGTCGTCGGTCGCAGGCATGGCCGTCTGCGTGTGGTGGGCCGCCTGCGCCTGCTCCAGGTCGCGCACCACCAACTCGAAGTAACCTGCGCCATCGCGCCAGTGGTCCAGATAGGACGGGTCGCCACACAGAATGCGCGCGATCTTGTCCGCCTCCAGCTCCAACGTCTGCGCCTGGACGGGGTCCAGTCGCTCCCAGTTGCGCGCGGTCCGCATGAGCTGCTTGAACGTCTGCGAGTAGCTGGCGACTTCGCGATAGGCCCCGTGGGTCTGTTCGCGGTCGCGCAGGATCTGGTCTGTATTGCTCATTTGTGTCTTTCCTTTGGGTGCAGGGCGTTGAGGACGGTGGTGTGGTCGCGGTTGCAGAATATCGCGATCTTCTTGAGCGACCATCCGTAGCGGCGCAGGGCGACGTAGACGGCGGTGCGGGCGGTGATGTAGGGCGCGCGGCGGCTGGGGCCTAGCGCCTCTTCGAGAGTCATGCCGTGGGGCTCGAGAGCCTCACGGGCGATGCGCTTGGCGGCGCTGGGGATAAACCGGATCTCCGGTTGCGGTAATGGCGGGGGTTCGTCGGGCGGTGGTGGCTCGTCGGGCAGTGGTGGCTCGTCGGGCGGCGCGGCGTCCGCTGCGTCCGTTGCGTCGGGTTCCAGCTCCGGTTCGAGTTCAAGCGCGGGCGGCTCAGGCGCCGGTAGCGCCTCCGGTTGACGCCAGGGCGGGGGCGGCGCGCCGTTGAGCCGGGCGCGTACCTGCTTGTAGTGGTCTGTCAGTTGTTCGAAGTAGCTGCTCAAGGGACCATCTCCATGAGCCAGCGCCGGGCGTCCGCCTCATTGCGGGCGTAGCCCAGCGCGCCCAGGACGGTCACGCATCGCCACGCGCGGGCGTGGGTGCGCTTGTGACGAACCGCAGCGTAGTGGCCTAACACACGGTTAAAATACGAGACCGTCCGAGTTGCGTCGGGGTGGGTTGTGGTGGTGATCATAGTTTCCCCCATTGGTCGGCCATCGCGTCGGCGATGCCTTGGTAAGTTGTAGATCTGATTTTCCATTGATCCGGCCCCGGCGGAACCCGATTTTGTCCCGCATTGGTTTGGTTCGCCCATCGGGGGCGACCGTTTACCATGCGCGGCGCAACGTGCGCGGTCGGGCGCAACGGCGGTAGCCGTTTCAGCCATAGGCACGTCGCCTTGCTGGCGTCATGCCCAAATTGATGCGGTTGAACGATCCAGTCAGGCTTGCGCCAGCGCGTCGAAAGACAGCCTATCGGGTTCTCGATGGCGATGCGCGGGATGGGCACGTTCGCCAGCGCCAGCACAAACGCAAGGGCTTCCTCAGTCTGCGCCGCGCGTTCGGGGCGGCGCTTGTTCCAATGCAGGCCGCTACTGGCGAGGTAGGTGCAGGGCGGGTGCGCGATCATCATGTCCCATTGTTGGCCGTGGGCGGCTGCGAGCGCGTCGCCTTGTATGTGCCATGCGGGGTCGCCCTCGCATGGTAGCAGGTCGCAAGACCATGCGTCATGGCCGCGCGCCCGGAAGGCGTCGCGAACGGTCGCGCTAAATTCGCAGGCGACTAGCACACGCATCACGCCCTCCTGTTTTGTTGCCGCACCGCGCGCAGGATCTCGTGCCCATCGCTCGCCCACGTCCCGCTGGCGCAGGGGCAGGGGTGCGAGGGCAGGACGCGCGCCAGCTCGCGGGCCTGTAGGGCGCGTATGGCGGCCATGACGGCCTGACCGTAGGCGTGACGGTCGGCGTCGGGGTCGCGGCGGTAGCGGTCCAATCCGGCAAGGTGGGGATAGGGCTTCTGGTCACCGTAGGGATCAACGATGGTTTTCTTGCGCTTGGCCATTGTCATACCTCCAGATCTATATAAACGCCATTGCCAGAAGGGCACCGGTTATTGCTAGGCTTACGATGGTCAGGGTCAGTTCGAGGATGGCTATCATTTGCAGGGCCTTTCGGTTGCGTGGGGAGCGGGGGGCGACGCGCTGGGTAGCGCGCCGTGCGGGCGATGGGGCGTATGGGCGTCACGCGCATCAGGCGTCTTCGCTCTCGTCTTCAAAATCGCGCTCGTCTTCGTAACCTTCGACGATGCTATTCGCGATTTCACGGAAGTTCACGTCCGCCATGAAGGCGATGGCGTAATCCAGCGCCAAGCCGGATGCGCCCATCGTGACGACCTCGGCAGCGTACTCTTGTAACGCGTCGGCAAGGTCGTACAGATCCAGCTTGTACCAACCCATTTCCGTCGGGTCGATGCCGTCGAAGATTTCGAGATTGACGCGCCATGTGGCATAGTTGGTCCAACCGTTATATGAAGTGCTCATGTTGTTCGATCCTTGTTTTTGATCTCATCAGACGGCGCGTTACGCCGTGACGGGCGGGAGCCCGTTTCGACCTTATGCGGGATAGAGCAAAGTCTCATGCGCAGGTAGACGCGCGACCACATTAGCAAGCCAAGGGTCATGCGGGCGCTTGGCGACGCTAATGCCGCGCGCGCCGTGTTCGGCACTAGCACATGTGCAACTAGGCTTGCGAAGCTCTTTAGTGGCGTTATCAATGCGCCATGCGAACCACTCCCATTCGCTGCGCGGCATATCCTGAATGGCGACGCGCATCTTGGCGCGCAAATCTTTCAAGCTGGTGGCGGAAAAGTACGCCGGGCGAAACTGACCAAGAAAGTAGATAGAGCCTGAATACTGCATGGTGTCTGTCCTTTTATCGTTTGGCGTCGTTTGCGCCGTTTCGATGATTCGTTATCGCACGTCTGATTTGCCTTGTAAAGGATTATTTTGCAGAAAGGCGAAAAAAGTTATGGTCGCGCGAATGGTCGCGAATGGTATCGTGGCTGGTAGCGTGGCGCGTCACATCCGAAAGCAGCGAATAGCCCGAAAATCCGGGGTTATTTGATTAGTTCTGGTAGCTCTGGTAGCCTTTATAGTTATATACTTAGAAAATTAAAATGTGTATTGTATAGCTATAGTTGGAATGTGCGGCGGTGAATTGTGCGCGGAGTTTGGCGACTTGAAAGTACCCTACCAGAGCTACCAGAGCTACCAGAAACGACTAGCGCGGCGCATTTAGCCTTGTTTCTGGTAGCTCTGGTAGCTTCGCAAACAGGCTACCAAAGCTACCAGAAAAGTCTGGTAGCTTTGGTAGCCTTGCAAACAGGCTACCAAAGCTACCAGAGCCAGAACGCACATTGGCGACTAGTTGAGAGGCTACCAAGGCTACCAGGCACCACGCCCTATTGCCTAGGCCATGTAGCTATTGCCGTGGTCAAGTTTGGAGGAGGGGGTAGGGCCCTGCACCGCCCGGTCACGGTCACGGAGGGATTGCAAACAATTTTTTTTAAATATAAAATGTCTTACATGACATGGCACACGCTTCCACACGACACGCGCAAACTTCAGGCAACTGAGGCGCGGCTTGACGCAATCTATTGGGCGGCGCGTAATGGCCTGAAGGGCGACACGCTGGCGTTAGCTGCTGGAATGCGTCCGTCTGAGTATCGGCAGCTCTGCGAGTTCGATCCGCTGACGGAGATGGCGGAACAGAAGGGGCGCGCTGACGGCGAGATGGAAGTGTCGGGCATACTGCATGAGGCGGCGCGGGCGGGCGATGCCAAGGCGGCGCTGGAGATCCTGAAGCACGCGCATGGGTGGACCGCCAAGACGGCGGTGGACATCAACATCGACCAGACCATATCGGTCAAGCACGCCTTAGAGATGGCCCAGCAGCGGGTGCTGGAGGGGGCGTTTACTGTCGTGGAACAGTTAGAGGACATAAACCGTGCAAGCACCAATCTATTCGGCTCAGGACGAGATGGAGCTAATGTCGCGGTTGTGGACGCCCGCGCTGAAGAACGATCCGTTGAAGTTCGTCCTGTATGCGTTCCCGTGGGGGCAGAAGGGGACGCCTCTTGAGGACTTTGCTGGCCCGCGCCGTTGGCAGCGTGAAGTGCTGGCGGAACTGGCGCAGCATATAGAGCAGAACAACGGCAAGATTGACTTCGACACGCTCAGGATGGCGACCAGCTCGGGGCGCGGCATCGGCAAGTCGGCGCTGGTGTCCTGGCTGGTGATCTGGATGCTATCGACGCGCATCGGGTCCACCACCATCGTGTCGGCCAACTCGGAAGCGCAGCTCAGGTCGGTGACGTGGGCGGAAATAACCAAGTGGCTGTCCATGTCATTGAACAGCCACTGGTTCGAGATCAGCGCCACCCGCGTCGCACCGGCCAAGTGGCTGACGGAGATCGTGGAGAAGGATCTCAAGATGGGTACGCGCTACTGGGGCGCGGAGGGGCGGCTGTGGAGCGCGGAGAATCCAGACGCCTACGCGGGGGTGCACAACTTCCAGGGTGTGATGCTGGTGTTTGACGAGGCCAGCGGCATTGAGGACAGCATTTGGTCGGTGGCGGCGGGGTTCTTTACGGAGAACACGCCCAACAGGTTTTGGATGGCGTTTAGCAACCCACGCCGCAACAGCGGCTACTTCTACGAGTGCTTCAACGGCAAGCGGGACTTCTGGCGCAACAAGATTGTGGACGCTCGGTCGGTCGAGGGGACGGACAAGGCGGTCTACCAGCAGATCATCGACGAGTACGGCGCGGACAGCAACCAGGCGTACGTCGAAGTCTACGGGCAGTTTCCCAGTGCGTCAGACGATCAGTTCATCGGCAGCCACCTGGTTGACGAGGCAATGGACCGCGTCAAGTGGAAGGATCAATCGGCCCCCATCGTCATCGGCGTAGACCCGGCGCGGTTTGGGGCGGACTCGACGGTCATTGCCGTGCGGCAAGGCCGGGACATCATCGCCATTAAGAAGTACCGGGGCGACGACACCATGGAGGTCGTGGGGCGGGTGATCGAGGCCATCGAGGAGTACAAACCCGCGCTGGTGGTGGTGGACGAGGGCGGGCTGGGCGCAGGCGTCGTGGACCGGCTCAAGGAGCAACGGTACAAGATCAGGGGCGTCAACTTCGGGTCCAAGAGCAAGAATCCGCTCATGTGGGGCAACAAGCGAGCGGAAATGTGGGGCGAGCTGCGGACGTGGCTCAAGACGGCCAGCCTGCCCAAGGACCGCTACCTCAAGAGCGACTTGATCGGCCCCATGATGAAGCCGGACAGCAAGGGCACCATCTTCTTGGAAAGCAAGAAGGACATGAAGGCGCGAGGGCTGGCGTCGCCCGACGCGGCGGACGCCATCGCTGTCACGTTCGCGTTCCCTGTAGCGCACCGGGAGTACGTTGACCGTGGGCCAAGAAGGAGCTACTCTGCGGGCGGAATTACAACCTCATGGATGGGATCGTAACCATGACCACCAGCACCAAATCAATCGGCGTTGCTTTCGAGGATCAGAACATCATCGGTTCTGATTTTGTCTTGGCTGGCGGTCAGCTTGGCTA